AATAATTATGGCAATAACAACAAATGCAATTTGCAATTCATTTAAAAAACAATTACTAGCAGGTGAACATGATTTTGATTCAGCTGGAGGTGATACATTCAAATTAGCAATGTATGACTCTTCTGCTATATTAGGAGAATCAACAACTAACTACGCAACAACAAGTGAAGTATCTTCACCAGCAGGATATACTGCAGGTGGTAAAGCTTTAGTTAACTCTGGAGTGAAAGTATCTTCAGGCGTTGCAATTACTAATTTTAGTAATTTATCTTTTACTGGAGTAACTCTTACTGCAAGAGGTGCTTTAATTTATAATACAACAACTAATGGTGGTACGGGTACTACTGAAGCGGTTTGTGTGTTAGATTTCGGTGGAGACAAAACTGCAACTGCTGGAACATTCACTATACAATTCCCTGCATTCACGACTTCTGCTGCTATTCTAAGAATTAGCTAAGGAGTTTTTAATGTCACAATCACCCTGGGGATCCAATAATTGGGGCGAACAAGCCTGGGGTGATAATGGCATTGATGTAACTTTTGGAGATTCATGGGGCCAACAAGCCTGGGGTGAATTTGCTTGGGGTAGTGGAAATTTAACTGATGCACTTTCAACAGGTATTGGTTCTGTATCTATTTCAATTGGTGTTGATCAATCCGTATTAGGACAAGAACTACAATCATTAATTGGTGATGAAACAATAACGGCAGATGCAAATCTAGATGTTACTGGTATTCAACTTAATGCAAATATTGGTGAAGAAGATTTAATAGGTAATGCAAATGTACCTGTAACTGGAACACAGTTAACAGGAAGTGCAGGAGCCGTGGATATTGCTGCAGATGGTAATATCACTATCAATGTTGTCGAACACACAATTAATACAAACGTAGGGCAAGTAGTTGAAGTTATAGAAGTAGGTCCAGTAACTACTGGAAATGAAGCAACATTAAGTATTAATGGAGTTACAACACAAGCTGATGCTAATATATCTTTAACTGGTATCAGTTTAACTCCAGCAATTGGTGATGAGACAATAGATTTAAATACTCCTGTAGATGTAACAGGTATTCAATTAACAACTTCAATAGGAGAAGAAATTCCAGCAGGTAATGCTGATGTGTCTGTTACTGGTCAATCATTAACTAGTAGTATTGGAGAGGTGGATGCAGTATCTATAGCAGAGGTTACAGGACAACAGTTAACTACTAATATAGGCTCTGTCACAATTACGGCTTCAGCAGAGGTTGATTTAACAGGTATTTCAATGACTACAAGCATTGGAACAGTCAATATTCAAGCTTGGCAGGAGGTGGATCCAGGCGTTAATAATACATGGACTGAAGTAAATACAGGAGCATCAAATACTTGGACAGAGGTTGATCTCGCAGCTTAATGATAGTAAAATATAAACACAATAGGAGAATTTAAATATGCCATCAAGTTATACTACGACACTTGGAATAGAATTAATGGTTACAGGCGAAAAGTCTGGCCAATGGGGTGATATTACAAATACTAATTTAAACATCGTTGAGCAATCTCAAGGATACTTATCTAAATCAATTGCAGGTGGAGCACAAACTACTGACCTAACAATTACTGATGGAGCAACTACAACTTCTGATGCAAGAAATTTAATTATAGAATTAACAGGAACTATTACAGGTAACCAAATCGTAACCGTACCTGATGGAATTGAAAAAAGTTACATTTTTAAAAATAACACAACAGGTGCTTTTACAGTTCAAGTTAAGACTGAAACTGGAACTGGTTTTACTTTTTCAACAACAGATAAAGGAACAAGATTTGCATACGCAAACGGAACTGATTTAATCGATGTAAATGCTGCATTTACCACTATCAGTCAATTTACTTTACCTGCTTCTGATGGGACTAATGGCCAAGCTATTATAACTAACGGATCAGGTACTTTAAGTTTTGGAGATGCAGGAATTGGAATTGGAAAGGCTATTGCAATGGCAATAGTTTTCGGATAATATAGGAGATAATTATGGCAAACCCAAATATAGTAAACGTAACAGATATTAGAGGAGAGTCGGTTGGCTGGAACTTAACAGCAACTCCGACTACAACTCTTATGACTGTGTCATCAGACAAATTAATTAAAATAAATAGAATGACAGTTGCAAACGTTGATGGAACAAACGCAGCAGATGTAACAGTTTTTATTGACACAAGTGTTCAAACATCTTCTGGTGCAACAGTTGCAAGTGGTGCTGCTGATGTTTACATTGCCAAAACAGTTTCTGTCCCAGCTGACGCAACGTTAGTATTAGTGGACACGCCTATCTATTTAAGAGAAGGCGACATACTAAAAGGTGGAGCTAGTGCTGCATCTGATTTAGATTTATTTATTTCATATGAAGTATTAGACGACGCATAAGGAGGATAACCAGCTATGGCTAATGGCGGAATAATAGGACCTCCCAACCCAGTCTGTACTAAATGTCAGGCAGAAGTAATTCACACAAAAACATCATCAGGTTGTTTTACAACTCAACCATTAACTTCTGAAATTGTTGCAGCAGTTGTTGCTGGAGGTGGAGCTGCTGGAATGGATAACTCTGGAGGTGGAGGAGCAGGCGGTGTAATTTATAATCCATCTATTGCTGTTGGAGGTGGTTCAACTTATTGTGTAACAATTGGTGGTGGTGCTGCAAGAAATCCTGCACCTGGAAGTGGAGCAGGTGGAGATGGAAATAATTCAACTTTAGTTATTGGCTGTACAACTTACACTGCTGTAGGAGGTGGTGGTGGAGGTGCTTCTCCTAAATGTGGAAGATCAGGAGGATCAGGTGGAGGTGGTGATGCACCAGGAACTGGTGGAGCAGGAACAGCTTGTCAAGGTAATCCAGGAGGAAATTCAGGTCCAGATTTAGGTGGAGATGCTGGTGCTGGCGGTGGAGGATATTCTGCTGCTGGAGGATGTGGAATAGGAAATGCTGGAACTCCAGGAGGACCAAGAGTTGCTGGAGCTGGTGGAGATGGTTTATGTGTAACAAGTATTTTTCCAGGATCACCTATTACTGCTGTTGGCGGTGGAGGTGGTGGAGCTGCTGGACCAGGTAGTGCACCTAACGTAAGAGAAGGAGCAGGTGGATTAGGTGGTGGTGGAGATGGATCTACAACAGGTGGAAATGATGGAACAGTTAATACTGGTGGTGGCGGTGGATCTGGTGGAGGACCAGGAGCTACTTATGATTCAGGTGGCGGTGGATCTGGTGTTGTATTAATTAAAGAACCACAATTAAAACCAAAAGCACCTGGTGTATGGAGTATGGAAGAAGTTTATGAAAATGTTAAATGTGGAACGTGGGTTTCAAGATCAGTAGATTTAGATTACTTAGTCGTGGCTGGTGGTGGCGGTGCAGGTGGAAGAAGATCAGGTGGAGGTGGTGCAGGAGGATATCGTGCATCAGGTTATGGACCATCACCTTTACAAGGAACAGCACAAGCATTAGGTTTAGGAAGTTATTCAATTACAGTTGGAGCAGGTGGATCAGGTGCAACTGGATGTAATTCAGGAGTATCTGGAAATGATTCAAGTTTTTCAGCAATAACATCAGCTGGAGGAGGGTTTGGATCTGGTTCAGGTTCTCCTAGAGCTGGATCACCTGGAGGTTCAGGTGGTGGAGGAAAAGGTGGTAGTGGAGAACCATCGGCAGTAGGTGGAACTGGTAATACACCTCCAGTAGATCCCCCACAAGGTAATAATGGTGGATTTGGTGGATCACCAGGAAATTGCGGAGCTGGTGGTGGAGGTGGAGCTACAGCAGTTGGACAAGATAATCAATCACCTCACGCAGGTGGAGATGGTGGAGCAGGAGCTCCTAATTCAATTACTGGATCAGCAGTAAGTTACGCTGGCGGTGGTGGTGGTGGAGGTTGTGAACCTCAAGGTGGAACTGGTGGATGTGGTGGTGCAGGTGGTGGTGGAAATGCAGCTAATGGTCCAACAGCAGCAGTTGCTGGTACAGCAAACACAGGTGGTGGAGGTGGTGCAGGTGGAGAAACTACACAAACAGGAGCAGCAGGCGGTTCAGGTATCGTGGTTGTTAGAGCAAATGCAGGTCAAGGAGTTACATTATCAACGACTCCTGGCGGTTCAGTTTCTTATGTTGCAAATGGTTGTGCATATGATCAGATTGCAAGTTTCACAGCATCAGGATGTTTAACAATTGCTGATGGTGATCCAACAATTTATTCAGTAGATTATTTAGTTGTAGCAGGTGGTGGAGGTGGTGGTAACACAGAAAGAGGTGGTGGTGGTGGAGCAGGTGGATTTAGAGAATCTGGTGGTACAGCTACTGGTTGTTATTCAGTTTCACCTTTAGGAAGTGGAGTAACTCCATTAACTATTGGTGGTGGTTGTTATTCAATTGTAGTTGGTGCTGGAGGAGCTGCAATTACGTCTGGTGTTGATGGTAATCCAGGTAATGACTCAAGTTTTTCAAATATAACATCAAGTGGTGGTGGAGGTGGTTCAGGAGCACCAACTTGTGCTACCTGTAATGCAGGGCTTCCAGGTGGTTCAGGTGGTGGTGGAGGTATAAATGGTAGACCTGCAGGAGCTGGACCTTCTGCTGGAGGAACAGGTAATGCTGGAGGTTATTCTCCTTCTGAAGGACAACCTGGTGGAACTGGAGTACCTTATAGTACGGGTGGTGGTGGAGGTGCTACTGCTGCTGGAGGAAATGGTGGACCTGGTTGTTCAAGTTCTTCTGGAAATGGTGGAGCTGGTGCAACAACTTCAATTTCTGGTGGTTCAGCTGCATATGCAGGTGGTGGTGGAGGTGGAAAACCTTTTGCAGGAACTGAAGGTTCAGGTGGAACTGGTGGTGGTGGAGCAGGTGGTAGTGCACCTACTTGTTATCAAGGTGTCAGTGGAACAGCTAACACAGGTGGTGGTGGAGGTGGAAATGGTTATCCTGGAAATCCTACTGGTTCATCAGGTGGATCTGGTATAGTAATTGTTAGATTACCAGCCGCAGCTTGTGTTGTAGCAGGCCCTTGTACAAACACAGTTACTTGTGCACCTTGTGGAGCTAAAGTAGCTACATTTACGGTGACAGGTACATTGACAGTGAATTAGGTTTAATTTATAATTATAACATTAGGAGAAAAATAAAATGGCACACTTTGCAGAAATAAAAAGAAAAGTAGACCCAACAGGTCATACCTCTAATGAATTATGGGTTGTTGAAAGAGTCGTTGTTGTAGGTAATGACATTAATACAGCAGCTGGACCATTAGGTGCAAATGATATGCACGCGGATGGAGAAACTTGGTGCGCTAACTTTTTTAAAGGTGGCACTTGGAAACAAACTTCTTACAATTCAAATTTTAGAAAACAATACTGTGGTATTGGTTATACGTACGATTATTCAAAAGATAAATTTTTAAATCCACAACCTTTCGCATCTTGGTCATTAGATTCTAATGATGATTGGCAAGCACCTATTGCTTATCCAACAATTACAGATGATGGAGCAGATCCATCTGTTTGGAGATATGTTATCAGATGGAATGATACAAAGTATCAAGCAGATAATACTAAAGGTTGGGAAGCAACTAAATCAGACGATACAGCGGAAACACCAACAGTATACGATTGGAACGGCACAGCTTGGGTGTCCGCATAGGAGACTCAAATGGCCAGAACCAATGGCGGTATAATCGGTAAAACAAATAAAACTTCTTTCGGGAAGTGTACGGTTACTGTTAAAACATCATCAGGCTGCTTAACTACACAACCAGGAACTAGAGTAGTAGATTATTTAGTAGTCGCAGGTGGAGCAGGTGGAGGATCAACTCCATCTTATGGTGGAGCAGGTGGAGCTGGCGGCGCAAGAACATCTTTTGATACAACTGGATCTGCAGGACCATCTTTAAATGTAAATGGTGGTTCAACTTATTCTATAGTTGTAGGAGCAGGAGGTGCAGGAGCAAATGTTCAACAAAACGCAGGTTATAGAGGTGATCCTTCAAGTTTTAATCCTTCTGGAACGGATGGAATAGATTCAATTACAACATCAGGAGGCGGAGCTGGAATTGGTGATCAAGCAAATAATACTTGTAGATTTCCAGGAGGTTCTGGCGGTGGTGCAGGAGCTGATGCGTGTGGACCTACACCTTCTTTAATTGGAGGAACAGGTAATGCAGGAGGCTATACACCTGCTGAAGGTAATCCAGGCGGAAACGCTATTTCAAATGCTGGTGGCGGTGGTGGCGGCGGTGCTGGAGCTGTAGGAGGTTCAGGAACACCAACTGCTGGTGGCGCTGGAGGAATAGGTATAGGAATACCGACAGCTATTGCGGGATGTAATGGAACTCCAGGTCCTTCTCCAAGTTATAAATATTTTGCTGGTGGTGGTGGAAGCACAGGTCCTGGTGGGACAGCTTCTGGTGGATCAGGTGGTGGAGCTCCTGGTGCACCATCTCCAAATGTTACAGGAGCAGCTAACACTGGCGGTGGAGGCGGTGGTGGAGGTAATAATCCAACTTCTTCAGGAGCAGGCGGCTCAGGTGTAGTCATCGTAAAAGAATTAAACAAAGCAAGTGGTGTATGGAGCTTACAATCTCAATTAGCAGCCAAGCAACAAGGAACGTGGCCACAGTTTGGATATAATTTAGATTATTTAGTTGTCGCTGGTGGTGGAGGTGGTGGAACAGATGGCGGTGGAGGTGGTGGAGCTGGAGGATATAGAGCTTCTGGTTATGGTCCAAGTCCGTTACAAGCAAGTAATATATTTATATCTGCAGGAGATCACACAATTACTATAGGAGCTGGTGGTGCTGGAGCTGGCGGACCATCAGAACCTGCTGGTGATTATGGTGCTAATGGTAATGATTCAAGTTTTGATAGTATTACATCCACTGGAGGTGGAGGTGGTGCTAGACAAACTGTACAAGGTTTACCAGGAGGATCTGGTGGTGGAGGTGGTGGTAATTCTGGTGGTCCTGGATGTGCAGCTGGTGGAACTGGTAATGCAGGAGGATTTAATCCTCCTGAAGGAAATGATGGTGGAGATGGTTTAGGTGGAGCACCTAATTACGGAGCTGGTGGTGGAGGTGGAGCTGGTGGAGCTGGAACAAATGGAAGTGGTCCAGCAGGTGGACCTGGAGGCCCAACTGTTCCTAATGCTATTACAGGATGTGCAACAAATTATGCAGGTGGTGGAACAGGAGCTATATATAATGCAGGACCTGGAACTTCAGGTGGAGCTAATACAGGTACAGGTGGTGATGGAGGAAGTCCAGATCCAGCTAATGCAGGTTCTGGCGGTTCAGGAATTGTAGTTGTAAGAGGTCCAAGTGCTGCAACATTTGCTGTGAGTCCTTGTACAAACACAAGCACAACTACACCAGGTGGATGTAAAGTTGCAACATTTACAGTTACTGGAACCTTGACTGTTTCTTAAAAAATGATATCTATGTGTTCATAAAGAATTTATGAATCTCTCAAACTATTACTGGTATTTTCAATCAGCTATCCCTGAAAGAATTTGTGATGACATTGTAAAGTATGGTCATCAAATGCAAGATCAAATGGCAGTCACTGGTGGTTTTGGAAAAAAGAAATTAAATTCAAAAGAAGTAACTGATTTAAAAAAGAAAAGAAATTCAGATATTGTTTGGATGAATGATAGATGGGTGTATAAAGAAATACAACCTTATGTGCATCAAGCAAATCAAAGTGCAGGTTGGAATTTTAATTGGGATTGGTCTGAGTCTTGTCAATTTACAAAATATAAAAAAGGACAATATTATGATTGGCATTGTGATTCTTGGGATAAACCTTATTTCAATCAACAAAATCCACAAGATCCAACTAATGGAAAAATTAGAAAATTATCTGTAACCGTTACTTTATCAGATCCAAAAGATTATAAAGGTGGTGAATTAGAATTTGATTTTAGAAATTTAGATCCTGATAAAAAAGCTAATATTGTTAAGTGTAAAGAGATATTACCTAAAGGATCTTTAGTTGTATTTCCTTCATTTGTATGGCATAGAGTATGTCCAGTGAAAAGTGGTGAACGAAATAGTTTGGTGATTTGGAACTTAGGATATCCATTTAGATAGGAGAAATATGAAAAAGAAAAAAGCAAAAGCTAAAAAAGAAAAAACAAAAAAGATTATTGAAGAAGGTTATCCAAAACAACTTGCAAGAGAACAATATTTTGCTTGTCCTGTATGGTATGCAGATCAAGAAAAATTTGTAGATGATTTAAATAAAACATCAGATCCTTATATTGAACAATCAAAGAAAAATTTAAAAGAAGCGATTGATAAAAGAAATAAAGAGTTTGGTGATAAAGGGGATATGGGTCACGTATTTCATTCAACAAGTTTAATTGGAGATCCTAATTTTGCAGAATTACAAAATTATGTAGGAGCAACATCTCATAATTTATTATTAGAGATGGGTTTTGATTTAACAAATTATCAAGTGTTTATTACAGAAATGTGGGTACAAGAGTTTGCTAAAAAAGGTGGCGGTCATCATACTTTACATACACATTGGAATGGACATATGTCTGGTTTTTATTTTTTAAAAGCTAGTGAAAAAACATCTATGCCAATGTTCGAAGATCCAAGACCAGGTAATATAATGAACTTATTACCAGAAAAAAATAAGGCAGATATCACTTATGCAACTTCACAAATACATTATAAGGTAAAACCTGGTAGAATGATTTTCTTTCCATCATATATGCCTCATCAATATATTGTTGATATGGGTTATGAGCCTTTTAGATTTATACATTGGAATTGTCAGGCAATACCAAAATCAGTTTTACAATACAAAGGAGAAAATGATGTCATTCAAAAAAAATAAATACTCAGTATTAAAAGGAACTATTTCACCAGAACTCGCAGATTTTGTTTATAAATATTTTTTAAACAAAAGACAGGTTGCAAGATTTTTATTTGATAACAAATACATTTCACCATTTACAGAATACTTTGGTGTATGGAACGATCAACAAGTACCAAACACTTATTCTCATTATTCTGATATTGCAATGGAAACTTTATTACAACAAGTAAAACCAGTTATGGAAAAACATACAGGTTTAAAATTATCTGAAACATATTCTTATGCAAGAATTTATAAACAAGGTGATGTACTAGCACGTCACAAAGATAGGTACTCTTGTGAAATTTCAACAACATTAAATTTAGGTGGAGATGAATGGCCAATTTATTTAGACCCAACAGGTAAGGAAGGTCAGGCTGGAATTAAAGTCGACCTTGAACCTGGAGATATGTTAATTTATTCTGGATGTGAATTAGAACATTGGAGAGAAGAATTCAAAGGTAAGAACTGTGGTCAAGTATTCTTACATTATAATAAAGCAGGATCTAAAACTGCTAAAGAAAACGAATTAGATAAGAGACCTTTAATTGGTCTACCAGCTTGGTTTAAAGGTGCTAAGTTGACTAATCCTAAAAAATAGTCTATAAATAAGACTGGTACGAGGGCTCCACCACACCACGCCCTCGTGCTTAAACTTACTATTCTATTATGTTATAATGCTGTATGGCTTTAACAAAAATACCTTTTAGACCTGGATTTAATAAACAAATTACCGATACCCAAGCTGAAAATGTATGGGTAGATGGTGATAATGTTAGGTTTAGGTACGGAATGCCTGAAAAAATTGGTGGTTGGCAAGAATTAAATGCTAATACATTAATAGGGGTTGCAAGAGAACAACATGTATATGCAGATTTAGATGGACGTAAGTATGCAGCAATAGGTACCAATAGATGTTTATATATTTATTATGATGGTGATTTTTATGATATTACACCGATTGATCCTGACCGACAATCTACTGGTGCAAACATAACAACGACTAACGGATCAACAACTGTAACAATTACAACTACTAGTTCACATGATTTAGAAGTAGGAGATATTACAACATTTGAAAATGCGGGATCCTTTACTGGAGGTCAAACAAACTACACAGCTACAGATTTTGATGATGTTTTATTTGAAGTAAAAACAGTTCCAACAGCTACAACATTTACAATTGAAATGCCTACAGCGGAAACAGGAACAGGAGCCACGAATGACGGAACATTAGATGTTCTACCCTATATAAAAATTGGAGATGTGTTTCAAAATCCTGCGTTTGGATGGGGTGTCGGTAAATGGGGGCAAGATACTTGGGGTACACCTAGAACTGCAACAGATATATTCTTAGATCCTGGTATGTGGTCATTAGATAACTTTGGACAAAATTTAATCGCAACAGTACATAATGGTAGAACATTTCAATGGTTGCCTATTCAAGCTAGTGGAACGGGGGCTTTAACAACTAGAGCAACCTCAGTAGCTAATAATCCTACTAAATCAGTTATGACAATTGTATCAGACCAAGATAGACATTTGTTTCATTTAGGAACTGAAACAACAATTGGTGATACATCTACTCAAGATAAAATGTTTATTAGATTTTCAGATCAAGAAAATATATCTGATTATCAACCAACTTCAGTAAATACTGCAGGTACTTTTAGAATTGATAACGGAACACAGATTATTGGAGCAACAAAAGGTAAAGATTATATTATGATTCATACCAATACTGCTGCTTATGTAACGCAGTTTGTAGGACCACCATTTACATTTTCAGTAAGGCAAGTAGGTGCTAACTGTGGATTAATTGGACAACACGCAACAGCATTCGTAGATGGAGCTGTATACTGGATGTCTGATGAAGGTGGTTTTTTTGTTTATGATGGTACTGTTAAAAAGCTACCATGTTTAGTTGAGGACTTTGTATTTCAAACAACAGGAGATAATTTAGGAATTAACAATGATGCAGGAGAACAAGTGTGTGCTGTACATAACAGTTTATTTTCAGAAATATCTTGGTTCTATGTTAAATCTGGATCTACTGCAGTAGATAGAGTAGTAACTTATAATTATGCAGAAGGAACTTGGGTAACAGGTTCTTTAGCTAGAACTTCAGGAGCTGATGCATCTATATATGATAAACCTTATTTAACTAAATTTACAGAAAATGTTGCACCAACTTATCCTGTGGTAAATGGCATATCTACATCACAAGGTGCTACAACATATTATGAACATGAAACAGGTGTAAATGAAACTACATTTGCAGGTGTTAATACAGCAATACAAGCCTACATAGAGTCTGGAGATTTTGATTTAGATGTTGATGGAGATGGTGAATATTTAATGAAGATAAGAAGATTTGTACCTGATTTTAAAGTTTTAACTGGTAATGCAAAAGTTACTTTAAATCTTAGAGACTACCCATCCAATACCGCAACTTCATCACCTCTTGGACCATTTACAATTAATTCATCAACTGATAAAGTAGATACACGTGCTAGAGCAAGACTAGCATCTTTTAAAGTGCAAAACGATGCAGTAAATGAAAATTGGAGATTAGGTTTATTTAGGTTTGATACACAACCAGATGGAAGAAGATAATGGATGAAATATTTTTAAGAGATTATGCTAACAATGTTGCTATGGCACAAGACCCTACAGGAATAGCTGCAATACAAGCTCAACCAGGGTTTGAAGGTTATGTACCATCTTTTTCTGTTGTAGACCAACCGATGGTAAATCAAGATTTAAATTTGGCACCTCAAGAAGGTCCTGTAATGATACCAACTTTAAAAGAAATAGCAACTAATGTAGCAAAAGACAGAGTAAGAAATTATGCGTTACAAAAAATAGGTAGTGAAGGTTTAAAATCAAAAGTTTTAGGAAAAGCCTTAGACTTTGTAATTCCTGGAAACCAATTTGTAGGATTAGCTAGTCTAGCATCTGGTTTAATGGGTGGTCCAGAAATCAATCCTATAGGAGCATTACAAAATTTAAATACTCAAGTTCAATCTAGTTTATTTGGAAGATCTAAAACAATGGCAGATTACTTAGCTGCTAAACGAGAACAAAAAGCTGCACAGACTTTAGAACGTCAAACGCAAACAGCAGTTGCTGATCAAGAAAGAGCAATGGCACAAAGAGTTATAAGCGGTGGTCAAGATAGAAGTATACCGGATAGAAACAGAGGACAAGTAACTTCTTCTCCAGGTTTCTCTTCAAAAGAAAGAGGTAAAGCATTACATGGCTAAGATTACGGTACAAATACCTGAACCTAAAGATAAATACGATGCTGCCAACCAAAGACAACTAAACGCATCTTTAGAAACATTAAAGAACCAATTAAATTTTTCTTTTCAAGAAGATTTAAAACAAGAAATAGAACGTGTTTCTTGGTTTAACGCGAGATATTAATGTCTTGTAATAATGTAAATGTAGAACCTACAGTTATTGGTGGTGGAAATGGATCAAATGCTTATGATGCATTTGGAAGATTAAGAGTTTCTAATCCATTTACTATTTTTGATAGTACAAATGTAATGTCAAAAAATAATCTTTTTGATGAATCTTTAACTGGATCAGGAACAGTTACTTACATAGCAAATAAATCTACAGTTAATTTAAATGTAACTACAGCTAGTGGCGATAAAGTCATTAGACAATCTAAAAGAGTAATGAGTTATCAACCAGGTAAGTCATTATTTATATTTAATACATTTGTAATGAATGCACAAGAATCTGGATTAGAACAACGTGTTGGAACTTTTGATGCAAACAATGGAATCTTTTTTGAAGACACTGGAACAGGTTATCAAATTGTAAGAAGAAGTTATACATCAGGTTCAAGTGTTGATGATCCAATTGCACAGTCAGCTTGGAATGGTGATAA